TCCCCTACTTTGAACCACGGGCCTTCCGGCCAGTCTTTTCCATTGTTGGGGCTCTTGAAAGCCATCGGCCCGATTGCGATGACCTTACAAACCTGCGTGTTGGCCGCGATCGTCTCCCGGGTCTCATCCGCAAGGATGATACCACCCCGGGTCATTTCTTTCGCAGCGCGGATCTGCACAAGGATTCGAGAACCGAAGGGGACATGCCCCGAGTCCACTTCCGGAAACGCCTCTTCAAGCGTCTGATCGAACATGGCTACTACCGGTCCAAAATTCTGTGAAGGTGAGGACATTATAACTCCCGTTGGTCAGCTGCCTTCTCGGCGGCTTCTTGTTTCGCCTCTTCGGCTGCCAGGGCTTGAATGGCCATTGATAGGCCCTTGTTGACCCCAACCACCTCGCCGTAGTCATATGCCTTCTTCCCCTTCGGACTGAGAAGGGCACTTCTGCGATAGTCATCCTGAAGTTTCAAGATGATATTCATCGCTTCTGTGTTTTCGATTGGCATATGTCAGCTCGGATTAGAACACACTAGAATACCCGGCGTCCAGTATCCGGGAGCCGAAGCCCCCGGGATACCTAGAACTTGATCCATCCGAATAGAAAATCGAACAAGCTCACTAGGAAGTCTATTAATTTATTCCCGTGAGCACCGGAGGGTTTGGGACGGGGGCGGCCACAGTCTTCGTCATCACGTTGGAATACGCCGAAGAATTACCAAAAGTATTGGTGTGCTTGGCACGGAAGCAATAAGTGCCCGGGCCAAGATCCGGCAACGACTGCGAAGTCGCTGTACCAGCCGCCTGTACCTCTCCAATAAGCCCCAGAAAATCGGCCCCATTGCACGTTCCATACTGGAGGGTGGTCTGGGTGATTGACCCCGGCCCCGTAGCAGGAATGGTACTGCCGTCAGTATTTTGAGTCGCATTGGTCCACGTTCCAGTGAACACCGCCGCCAACACCGGTACCGCAAACAGGGCGGCAATCATAACCAAAAACACCTTAACACTCGTCTTCATCTACACTCTCCTAACCGTTAAATGCCAGGGGAAGAATCCCCACCTGTCGACCTCGCGACCTTTTCACCAGTCTCGATTTCTGCTGCGCTGATGACCATGGCGGTTTGGTTATCATCATCATTCATCTGCAGATCCGCTGCAACCCGTGTTTCCAGCCGCTGATTCTCGGCCTGCTGTTTCCCAGATTCCCGCTCATTCGTGGCCATAACTTTCATCTGCTCGCGGCGGTCCTGCGCTTCAATGTTCTCCTTACCGAGCACCAACTGACGCTGGGACCGAATGTCCGCCGCCTGCGTCGTCTCTCTGCGGGCCTGAATATCTGCAACCTTCTCTTCCTTGCGGGCCTGTGTAGCCTCACGCCGCGTCTGATTGTCCAGTGTGGCTTTGTGCATTGCTGCCTGTGACGGATCCATGACCGGCGGGGGTGCGTACTGCTGAAGGACCTGCTGCGCCTTCTGAACAGCCTGAATGACCTGCAGCTGCAAGAGATCTCGCATGTCGGACCCTGCCGCATCAAGCACATCCGAAGAAACTACGGCGAGCAGTTTGTCCATTTCGACATTGACATCGGAGTTGTTCATCTTCATGAAGTCCACAATATCGGTGCCGCCCTCAGACATCGCTGCGAGTGGTCCCTTGGATGCCTGCACCGAAGTCTGCAGGCCCTCGAACACCTTGGACACATAGTACAGCACCAGATGCTCCTTGATGTGCTGGAGTATGACTGGCAGGAAGCCCGGGGCGATGATGGGGAGGAATCCAAACATCGGTGACTGCATGAACTCCAGATGTACCTGCAAATGGGCAAGGTGGTCCTGCTCCGGCATCGCCACAATGGGACGACCCAGCGCCGCCGCCATGTTCTCGTTTGCCGCGTTCATCTCGACGGCCCGCTGCTCCGGGGCCAGGAAACGATCCGGATCGGCAATCTTCAGCTGCTGTAGTACTTGCCTTTCAACTTCGCGTGCATTGTATAGCTGAGGCTTGGAGTCAGCACGCTGGGCCAGCGCCTGCGTCTGCGCCATGCGGTGAGAATCAGACGGGATGTTTGGATCGGACACCGGCACAACATCCATCGGGCCGTTGAAATCGGACCTGTATGCCAGGATTTCACCGGCCTCATTCTTGATCTCCTGGTCGCTCAAATACATCCGGTTGATCCGGAATAGGGTTTCAAAAGCGCGACGCATCGCATAATGCTGACGCGCCATGATCGAGGAGACGACCGTAAGGCCCTGCTCAAGTAGCGCGTAAGTGGTGCCAACGGGCAGATTGGTGTTGTTCTCCGACAACTTCTCGAAGGTCGTGCGCACCACACCCTCGCCCGAATCCACGAGGAACGTCATGAGCTGATACAGAACGCTCGACGGCTCGTTGTAGGGAATTGGCATCATCAACTTGCGCAGATCGTCGGCCCCGACCCCGCCTTCCAGTTCATATATCTGGGTGGGGGAGAGGGTCTTGCTCTGCCCCCCGATCCCGGACCCCTTCAGGATGACGGCGGTGGGAATGTTATTGACATGTGCGGAATCGAGCAGCGCCCGCAGGGCACCAGTGGTGGCGGCAGCCAACCCACCGATGAGGTGTACGAGCCCGATGTTGGACTCTTCCCACGGCACGAATGGCAACTCAGTGAGCCAGTGCATGCGCTGGAAAGTCGTGTCGTCCTCTTCCCAGTTACGAATGACACCCAGTACACGCTGTGTTTCTTCACAAATATATACAAGGTACGGCATGTACCCGGTCTCACCCTCGAAGGGGGAACCTTCCAAAGCCGCTTCCACATCTTGTAACCAGACGTTGACGACGAAGATACGACGGACGCCATCTTCGTTCTTGACTGTTTCCGTCTTACCCTCGACCTTCTCACGGGCCTTTTCAGCAAGAGTGGCGTCCGGGGCCTGAGATGGGGCAACTGAAGCCAGACCATCCTCAAAATAGATCCCCTGATCTACTCGGGATTGGTAGGTCATCTCGGTAATATCATCGAGGATGGTGATGCGCTCAGCGGAATAGAAGTCGTTCGCTTCTGCTGCAATGATCACCTTGTCGATGTTGACCAGCTGCACGGTCGTGCGCCGCAGGATCGGGTCGATCGGAATCCAATGGAGGTACGCGGACCCATTCAAGGACGCCTGCATTTCACCGCGCTCAAGCCCGGTGCGAAATTCCTTCATCTGCTCGGTCAGCTGCCAATTCAGGCACCGGGCCACGCGGGTGGCTTTCTCCTGCCTACGACGCGTGGTAGTGCCCACGATATGGGCTTTCACGGGGCCGGTGGCAGGGAATATCTCCTTCATGACCCGGGCTTGGTAGTCCACCGCCGCCTGGGCAATCATCGGATGCGCTACGCGACTAGCTCCTTGGAACTGCGCCCCGCCGGGAGCGTCATTCGAAAAGCCTGTGCGCTTGATACCCTCCGCATACTGCTTGTCGCGTGGTGCACGAGCCTGAACGTCATCATCAATCTTGTCGATCAGGTCAAGAGCGATGTCGTTGAGCATCTGCCGGTTGTTTTCATTTTCCAGCAGTTGTGGTACAAGGTTAGCATAGAACGCGGCAACTTCTGCGTCTTCCTGCTGATCAACCGTGATGTCCACCGATCCGTCTTCGTTCTCGGTCATGCCCGACTGATCTTCCCCGAGATCGATATCCACAGTTCCATCTTCATTTTCGACTGCCATTCCGGCCATCGTCTCTATGCCGCTTGAGTCTGGGGTCTCTTCGTTCCCACCAATCATTGGAAAATCAGCCATAAGGATGCTCCGTGTGAACCGCTTCTGCCTTGTTCAATTCCTCGCGCTCACGGCGTTCGGCTCTTGCTTCAGGTGTCTCGACGGTCAGGGTAAAGATAAATCGTTTCATAAAATAGCGCAGGGCCTGCGAACAGCAGTCTACATACTCATCGTGCTCGGTGGTACCGCGCCCATGGTAGGCGCAGATCTGGGAAATGGCCTTGTCCGCCCAACTGCGCGGTTCACCGGGCCGGAGGTTACTTTCAACTGTCCACACTCGCCCGTGCGCGAACATGGGGGATACTTCGTGGAGTCGGGCAAGTTTGTCAGCTCGACCGGGGTTGTACGGCTCCATCAAAATGTTTTCTTGCGCCATCATCTGGCGCAGTGAAATACCTGAACCTTTGTCTTCCACGAGAATCTGGCCCACGGGCGTCCCGTTCAAGACAGGTTTCTCGATGTAGGCGGACGGGATCAGGGGCTGCCCAACCAGCGGCTTGTCAACCATCCCATAGCGCTTTCGGCACTCCTCGCGAACCTTCACTATGAGCTCGGGCATGCCGAAATAATCATCCCATGCATCCAGCATCATGACGTGGAGCACGTTATCCTTCTCAAACAGCCCCCATACCTCGCACCCCGTGGGGTCATTCTGCTGTTCCTTCGGGTCGTACGTCTTCTCGGTGAAGGCGGTATCCAAGGACAACACAATGTGGACGAAGTGCGGGAGGCGTTCTTTGCTCGGCCACAGGTTCCACTGCGACCGCACGACGATGCCATCCTCCTCCGGATCGATCAGCTCCCCTTCGATTTCCTGGCGACCCAGCTTGGTGCCACGGTACTGATTGATTTCGTCGTAGAATGACTGGGCCAAGTGCTGCTTGTTTTCGTCGGTGGACCCCAGCACCATGAAGTGCTTCTTCCCATCCACCGCCTCCGAGAGCGCCTTGATGAGGGGCACTGGCTTGGGGGTAGTGGTCCACACAAGACGGGTCTTCTTCCCGAGTCGATGACCGAACTTCAGGTTCGACCAAGTGGACTTCGCGTTGCTCCATGAACTCACTTCTTCTGCCCATACGAAGTGACACTGGGGGCCGCGCAACTTATCCGGGCGCTCGGACCCAAACCCACGGATGATGTGCCCATTATATAAATATATGAGCAGATCAGACTTGTTGTAATCCGTAATCAGGATACTGGGCATGCATGCCAACAAACCCGATTCACCCTCAAAGCAAGTATACCGCACGTCATCCCGGGTCGGGGCCACCACATGGGTGAACGCGCCCGGAAAATCGCAGGCATTTAACCCGGCCCAGTTGGCAGCGGATCGGGTCTTGCCGAACCCGCGCCCGGACCGGATGCCCCACGACACCCAGTTATCAGTCGCTTTCGGTCCCCATATAGGATCGTCCGGGGGCAACTGCTTGGAACGCGCCGTCTGCCGCCACTTTAAACGCCATTCGAGAATAGCAAGTTCTTCACGTGATAACTCATTCAGGTCTTCACGGAGCTGCCCGGGGTCAAATTCCATCTTCTGGGCAGTGGCGGCCACTTACTTTGCCTTCGCCTTTACTTCTACGGGGTCGTTTTTCCGGGGATCAATGGCCTTATTCAACAGGTCGATGACCGTATCAATAGTCTTCTTTCTTTCCTCTACCTGAATGGCCCCGCCATCCCGGCCCGTTACCTCTACCTTGGTGGGTGGTGACCATCCGGCCCGGTTTTTCAGCCAGAAAGACTGTGCCGTGACATCCCCATTACGCGCGTTCTTCAGAAGCGCCGCACCCACTTCCGCTGATACCATGCGCAAGCCATTTTCAAGCTCCTGCCTATAATGCATCTCGATTTCATACGGGGTACACCGCATGATGTATGCTATATCATCGGACTGCAAACCACAGGCGGTCATGGCCATTACCTGATGGCGTGAATCTGCCGTGGGCGCATGGTGCCCGGTGGAATCATATACGCGGACTTCACTGGCCACCGACTGACTCCTTGGCCGCAACCGCTTTGTCGCGGGCGGCATACTGGAGACTCAACAACGCAGCCTGCATCGAGCAAAAAGTGACGGGGGCCCGGAGCTGGGTGGCAACGCGTACCCCCCAGACGGCGGCGGATACTGCAAGGGGTATACTATAGGAGGGACCCATTATGTTACCGCGAAAAATAGATGGTGGGGAGAGACCGGAGGATGCCTACCCGTTCCCGCAAAAAAATAGGCATACCATACCTGAGGTCAAAGGAGCAAAACCCCCAAGCACGGATCTTACAACCCCGGCCCCTCCCCATAGACTTTTTCCAATGGCAAATGCACATACCGCTACAACGGGGACACTTGACGGGGGTTACACGCCAAACGCCCCGGGCCAATGGGTCTGCTAGCATGACGATGGGACCCAGATTTTGCTGTCCCCGCGCGGTGTGCCGGTATCTTTCGCTTGGCGTTGTATTTTCGGCTACACAGCGGGTATGGCGTTGTATCTTTGACGATAGAGCAAGCCGCCTATCCCCTGCCCCAAGCCAAGGCGCAAGGCGTAAACCACAAGCGCAGGCAGAAGTCAAGTATGCCGATAGCATGGCAAGCCACGTGCCAATGCCCGGGGGCGGGGGACTTGCGGTTGTCGTTGCTGGGCAGGGGACAGGGGGTAAACTGGCACGACGCTTGCCCATTGACCCCGGCCCCACTTGGCACGTTGCTTGCCCCACAACCCCAACTGCAGGCGAAACAACCAGCGGCCCAGTCCCTGTCTGGCACGGCCCTTGCCGATCGACGCGGTACTTGCGCTTCTGCTCCACCTGTGCTTTACCTTCTGCCTCCCGACCCATGGCCCGGAGTCTAACACGGGGGACCAGTGCACGTCCAGCCCGGGGCGGAGGGGGCACATCCTCGGGCGGGCATTGCCCGACCCCGGCCACTTAGCACGAAGAGAGGTCAGCTGTCAAGTACTGGACGCCTTGCAACCCACAACCCCGACCGCGTGGGCAGTTTCTCCAGCTGCCGTGGTCCACGGGGGGTCTCCCCTCGCATGGTGGTCTGGGTCTGGTGCGGCGCACCATTCAGCCTACCAGACACCAGAACGGCCCCCCTCCCCCCGGGCCCCGTGGGAGTTGGGGGGTGCCGGGGTCTGTTCTCACTCGATCCGGGCCGGTGGTCGTCCGTGTGCCCTGGGGGTGTGCCCGTCGTGCCTGCCCCCCATCCCCCCGAGACTTACACCAGATCCCTGCCTATGGCGCCACTGCCTAGGCAGCCTCGTCCATCGGACACCCCGGGTACAACGCCTGTACCTCCATGCACCCCCCCAAGGTACAGGGGAACGACGGCACCCGTTCGGGGTCCGCAAGGCCTTACTGTACCATGGGGTCGGCCATACCCTCCCGAGCGCCTCTCGACCCGGGGCGCGCATCCCCCATCCAGCTTTGCAAGTCACGTGCCAGTTTCCCCACCCAGCCCGTCTCCCGGCTGGCACACTCTTTGCCCGCACACAACACTTGACAGCCGCCTCTTTGTATGTGTATCTTTGCATAGGCAGTCACTTTGCACCGTCATGGTGCACTTCTACGAGCCTCTCCCTTGTCATCGAGCATACCCCCCAGCTACTGCTACAGCGACCCCACACTACACCGCTCCCCGGGGCTCGTCTTGTCTCCCGTCGCATGGGTTATGCACCGACTGATACAGCGCCCCCCGTGGCACGGTCTTTGCCGCCGCCTTGTGTAGCGCCCACACAACGCTGGCACGTCGCTTGTCACGGTCACACAACACTTGACGCCGATTCTGGTGTGTGCTACGCGTACGCGCGCGTTCTTCTCTCTGTCGCGCCGCGCACCGACCGCCCCCTCTCCCAGTCGTGCAGCACTACTTGTGCAGCACCCCGCCCTGTGGTTTAATGGTCCCACGGTCAACCCGACCGCTATGAAGCATCAAGAGGCATACGACCATGACGACCGAAACGACCATCGCGACCCCTGCGGTCGCTGCCAAGGCCCCGAAGGCCTCCCGCGTGACCAAGACGAAGGCTGCCAAGGGCACCAAGTCGGCCAAGGGCACCAAGACCGCTGTCAAGGCGAAGGCCAAGAACGCGGGCAAGGTGACCGCCCCCAAGGCCAAGCGCTCTGCCGACTGGAAGCGCATCAAGCGCATCGGTGACAAGGAACACAAGGTGGACCTGTCGCGCTACCACACGGTGGTGTCGGCCAAGGGTAACTCCTCGCTCGACAACGGCGACGACGTGGCCTCCAGCCTGCGCGGCAAGACGATTGACGAGGTGTACGCCATCGTGTCGCGGGCGGTCGAAGTCCCGCAGACCCAGCTGCGCGCCCTGTACAGCCACCTCAACGTGGGAATGCAGCGCATGAACTTGGGTAACAAGCTGCGCGGCGCGCTCGCAGTCGAGGAGTGAGGCCGAAACCTACCCCGGGGCCTGTGCCCGGGGGATGGTCTGCCGGTAGTTCCCGGCACTGACGAGGCCAAACTATGACCGCCAAGACCCGCCACCCCCGGACCGCCCCTGCCCTGTCGGTCACCGACCTGCGCAGTGTGCACGAGGCACTGAACCTCCTGACCGGGTGCAAGTGGCTGCAGGCCCCCCTCGCACAGGAGGCGCTCGACACCATCAACGAGGAATGGTTGGCCCGGGTCGAGTTGATCATGACCCTGAAACAGATCACACAGTGGGCCGACCGCTGCTGCGACTTCACCTGCGGCAAGCCGTCGGCTTGCGACGTGCGCTACCACGCGCTGGCTGTGCTGGAAGGCCCCTCTTTTCCCCTGCGGGGGGTGCGCCCATGAGAGCCGCCGTTGCAGGGCTGGCGTTTACGCTGGGTCTCCTTGCCGCTGGCTGGCTGCTCGGGGGCGCGTGGGGCCTGATCGGGGCCACCTGTCTGTTGGTAATCACTGGGAGACGTCGATGAGCCGCGTAATTCTCGCTACTGCTTACTACGTCCGAGAGGTCGAGGTCGAGGTGCCCGACGACGCAACTATCGACCAGATCAGGAAAGAGGTGGAGGACGTGGACTGGGAGGAACAGCCCCTGCAATGGGAGTCAACGACTGCTGTGGATGACGACAACGGCGAAACGCTAATTGAGGAGTGAGAAATGAGCAACGCAGATGACCAATTCAAGAAACTGGGGGCCATCGTCCTCTCGCTGGAGGGCGCCCTGCCCCCGGAGGGGACGAAGAGCCAGCCCAACGGGCCGGACGTACGCTACTGGCTGGCCAAGTGGCTGCTGTACACTCTGGCCAAGCAGGACGCGATTTCCAGCTTCAGAGAGGAGCTGGCCGGGGTCGATCAAGAACTGGCGGCATGCCGCAAGTCCAAGGCCAAGAAATGGCCGGTCTATCCGGGCTCGACAGAAACCGCCCTGCGCGTGGAGCGGATTGAGGAATTGTTGTGCGACCTCAACGAACTGGGGGAACGCACGATGGTGCAGGAGTGTGAAACCGCGCAGGAACTGGCCTATGATGACCGCGATTCCCCGTTCGACGAGGACCTGTGGGAGGCCGGGTACCGCTGGGACCCGGAGTATGGCAAGCCGATCGCGGAGTGGGCCGGGGTCAAGTAACCCCGCCATGCGCCCCGGGTGCAACAGCCCTTGTGTGAGCACCCGGCGTGTGCTCTAATAGAGGTTCAGGACGAGGTGGGGCGGGGATACCGGGCCGGACGCCTTGAGTGGTGCCGGTGCAGGATCGAAAGAGCCCTACTAGCACGGGTGACCCGACCCCACCTCCTCCCCTGACCGTATGAAGTAATGAAGGAGACGACGATGGAAATGGCCAAGAAACCCGTCGACCTGTGGGAGGGGCTGGATGAGCCGCTGCCCCCAGCAGTGGACGACGCCACCTTCCTCGAAGCACAGGCCCGGGCCGCGCAGGAAGGCCGGATCAAACCAAGGCGAGCAGCACCGAAACGCACCGCCCAGCAGAAACGTGAGTCGTTTCTCAAGGGGGAGAGGACGCGCCTTGTCAACCTCAGTGCGAAACGCACTGCGTGGCAGGAAGCACACCCGGTGGCCTGGAAGTGGTTAGTCGAGCATTGCGACCGGAGTGGGTTCGCCATGTCGCTGATTGCCGGGCTCAACACCTACGGATCACTTACGGAGCGCCAGACGGCGACCGTGGAGCGGTTCGTCGAGGAGAACCTAAAGCAGGAGGAGCGCGCCCGCGCCGCCCGGGAGGCCCCGTCTGTGGCCGGGGATGCCCTGCTGGGGCTGGTCCAGCGATTCGAACAGGCCACCGCCCGGGGGCTGAAATCGCCCCGTATCCGGGCCGCAGGTTTCGTGTTTAGCCTTGCCAAGGCCACTTCTGCCAACCCCGGCGCAGTGTACGTAAAGTCGAACGGCACCTACTTGGGTAAGGTGACCCCGATGGGGCATTTCGTCAAGTCCTTTGCCTGCGACCCGATCTCGGATGAGCAAGTGCGGGAGGTGCTCAAGGACCCGAAGGGGGCCGCGATCGCCTATGGGCGGGAGACGGGTCGCTGCTCGATCTGCAACCGGGAGCTGACCGATCCAGAGTCCGTGGCCGCCGGAATTGGCCCGATCTGCGCCGCCAACTACGGATGGGAGTAGGCCATGGACACGGACACCCGAGACTTGATCAACGCATTGACAATAGCCCTGAAGGAGCTGCTTTTCAACCACCAACATGGGAACGGGCTAGAAGCTTGGCACAAAACTGAAGCGAAAGCCCGAGCTGCGATCGAGTGGTCAGATGAGGAGATGAAGAAACCATGAGCACCGGAATCAAACACGAACGTGGAATCGGTACTTTCTTGGCTGGGGGCCCGGGTCTTGCGCAGTGGCGCGACGACCTCAAAGCGAGAGGGTTGCACTATCTGCCCCTGTTTGTGGATGGGGAGCAGGTCGGCTTGCAGCCAGTAGAGATCTTCCACCACCCCCGGGACTACCGCTTGACCACGGAGGAGGGAGAGCCACTGGAGTGTGGCTGGTACTGGTGGCCCGTCCACCCGGGCTGCCTGCCCGATGGCGACCCCATGGGGCCTTATGACACGTCCGCGTTTGCCTTGGCTGAAGCACTAGAGGAGTACGAAACATGAGCATTGTTATCCTTTTCGTCGTGATTGGATCCATCCTGTTCCTGGCTGCGGCTGTGTGGAAGCCACCGGAACGGACGATGCCGGAACTGCGCGCCCAGTGGGCCCGACAGCAGATGTCGCTCGAAAGGCATCAGAGTCTGGCCCTGCACTATTGGGAGCGGGAACGGGCCCGACGCGCCCTGATCCGGTTACAGGAGCTGATTGCACTGTACCGCAAGAACGGCGTACCACAGGAGGAGATCGCCCGTATGGAGTCGCAAGAGAAAAAGCTCTATGCGAAGCTGGCCCAGCTTGAGGGGCAGGGTTGATGGGCCACATGCCAAAGTCGGCGCAGCGAGCGATCGACAAAGCGAACCGGGACCGGGCGAAAATGGCCCGGGTCCGGGACCAAGTGGCCGCGCAACTCCCGGTTCCCCGCGTCATGGCTCACGGCATGACACCGCAATCAATCATGAACCTGTTTGACGTTTACCTTGATGGAGAGCGCCAGCACCTGTGCACCCTTGCCAACGTCGACAAGGGTTTGGTCCGCCGTTGGTGCCGGGGGCACAAGCACCTTGCCGATAAGACCGGGGGACAGGAGGAGGTCTACGGGAAGGTCGAGATCAGGAGGAAAG